CGCAAGGCCGATATTAGGCGTCTGGTAGCCAGCGCCTTGTGGTGTTGATGCACCTCCCAATTTTGCAGCAAGAATAGGATTTAATTCTGCTTTTCGCAGGTCCTTCATCTGCCGCTGGAATGCAGTGTTAGACATACGCTGCTGAAAATCCATCTGCTCCTTTGCGGACGAGCGATTTTCCTTCGCAGCGAAGAGTGAACCGGCGGCGCCAAGAGCGCCGCCTATGATTGATCCCCACATTAGAAGTGGTCAATCATGCCAGGTACACCGTACAACGGCATTGGTCTGACACATTTGAGTTTGAAGTAAGAATCGAATATGAAATCCGGTTCGGTTGCGCCTGCTATGAGTACGCGTTCCATTGGTGGGTCATCAGTTATGAATGCGTCAGACAGTGTCGGCAGTGAAGCGAATTCCTGGGATAAATGCCAGGAATCGAGAGTTCCAGTGTAGTTAGATCGGAATGCACCGGTAATGATACTAGGTTTGTATCTGTATTCGGCGTAGCGTTCCTGATATCCGAAAACGTCTTCGTCTGCTGATGAGCCATCAGCATAGAGTTCTTTATTTAAGACGGCCTGCTCCCCGATTTGAGCCAGGCTAGGCCAATAGAAATCATATCGAGTCTGACGAGACCAGGCACGATTAAGGCCCTGCTGGTATGTAAGGTCTGCTCGGACATTTGCAAAGCCGAGAATTATTGAATGTTCAGTGAAGGATTTAGTAAATCCGTGGTTGTCGATTGATGTAGTGCTGAATGCGCCGGTGTCACCTATATCATTTTGTCGAGGTGCAGTAACCAAGCTCGATGTTGAAGCCACGACAGGATTAATATTTACCCGAGACGTACCACCACCGAGATATTCCGGGCGCTGAAGTCGGGCGTCAGGTGATGTCACACCGAAGTGAGAACGGACGATTTCTGTATAACGTGTACCGCCGCGGGCATCGCGTTCAAGTAGTTTCTGGATTTGAAACGCCTGGCGTAGTTGGTTAATTGTGGCTGCCGTAGCGTCTGCCAGGTCTGCATATAGTTCATTACCGGCGGCGCCGACCGAGGTAGTCATACGCAAGTTTGTGGATGCTGCGTTCATTTTCCGGAGTGTTCCGGAAGTATCCTCGATAGCGAGGTCTGCCAGGTTGGGTGCAGCGGTAGCTACCGGAGCCACCGTACCCAGGGGCAGGTCAATCGAGTCTCCCTTCTGGGGCCAGGGTAAACAGGATGTGAAGTAATCATGACGCTTTCCGCGGCTTAGTAGCGTGTACTGGCTTTCAAGGTCTGGTCCGTCGTCAGTTTCGACGGTTAAAGAGTCCTGTAAATTTTGATCACGGAACCATTCATTCCAGATCAGGTTCATTGCCCGCAAGGGGAGGGCGGATATTTCAAGGTTTGCTACCTTTGTTGGTATACCCAGGTAGTCATAGACGGACTCTTCATCGAAGCCGCCACCGTCTGAAGTTATGGTGGGTACAAGGTAGTCGATGGAGTCGCCAGGGTCTGTTTGTTCGCCCATGAATTTTTGGAAGTTGGCCCAGACTAACCTGAGGGGCACTGCAAAAAAAAATGTATCCATGTATAAATTATCCATAACCGGATAGAGCGGCGTGGACATACGAGCGAAAGCTGACATGCGCAGGTTGAAGGTATCACCTGGTAATGCTTCGTCAAAGAATATTGGAACTAAGTTTCCAGCGTTGAACGCTGTTTTATGACCGCTCGATCGGTCAAAGGATGAGCGAGGTATATTAACGGATGGCACTTTACTAAATTGATGTTTCATTACTGACTTCATTACGCCACCTCATTTTTTTCGTGGTCAAGATCCCGAACAGACTTTTTATACTGAGCAGCACTGCCAAGGTCTTCAAGTTCGTTTTTAACTTCGCCTGTAATGTTATCGAATGTCCCAAGGCGAAATAGATGAAAGTCCAGCGGGTCTTTGTTTATTTGTGTATCTGGGTCCCTTGCCATATTCTGGAAGGCACGAATAGCCTCAGCATTAGTGAGCATGAAGAATGGCTGATTGAATGCTTCAGATGCTTTGTCATGAATAGAAAATACTTTTAGTTGCATGTTTAATATTCCTCAAGTGAACGTTTTAAAAAGCGCAATTGCGCGTGTTTTACCTTCTCTTTTACAGCTAGCCTTTCTGGTGTGTTGTCTGTGTTTCGCTTTGCTGCCTTATGTCGCCGTTTTTGTTTTATGGTATTTATATCAGGATATTGTTCATCATAGTATTTTGGTGGCTGCATTTTTATTCCACGACTGACTATATAGTCGTCTCTGTATGTTTCATCTTTATATTTTTCATACCAGCCCTGGCCGATGCCACCTTTTTTTCCTGTATTACCACCACGTGACATTGCAGTGTATTCAGGTGGTACTTCAAAGTATTCACCGGTTAAATAGTCAACACGGTGATAAGGGCTGAGACCAAATAATTCTTTAGCGTTTTCTTGTTGTAATCCATTTTGTTTTTTTAAGACGTACCTTGCTGTATAAGCAGCAGTTTCGAAATTGAGTTCACCAATGTTACAAAATCCGTGTGTCCATAGAGCATCGAGAGTATCAGAACGATATAGATGATGGCCTGTATCGGTTTTTCGAAAATATTCCTTATCGGGAAACTGATGTCCGAATATAAGCGCGTGGTAATGCGGTCGGAGGTTGTCTTCTCCGTATTCTCCGCACATGTAGTACCTGATTTTTTTTCCGTTTTCATTTCTTTCGAGGTGTTGCCTGTACCGTTTCATAAACTTCTGAAAATCGGATTTTATTAGACCACCATGCGTTGGGAGATTTTCTTCGTTGTAGGTCAGGGTTATAAATTGGTTGTCTTGATGCAGGCTGCCTTCGTGGACGCATCGGAGCGCCCACTGCCTGGATGTTTCTAGCCTGCAGCCGATGCATTGACCGCAGGGCAGTTGCACGGGCATGTCTACGTAGCCGTCTTTTGTATTGAATACGATGCCACGTTTGCCAGATTCGTTTAAATGGCGACTTCGGAATCCATTCAGGGGGCTGTAGCATGGCACTGTACATCACAGCCTGATTCCGCCGCGCATAGGGGCGGCACGAAAGTTTTTCTTGTGTGCACCTGAGCCGGTGCGGCGAAAGAGTCGTTTTGATGACCGTTTGTTCATTCTTCGTCTACGCATATTACTTCTCCGTAATCAATTGGTATTGCGTCCCGATGCCAGAATCGTTTCGCCTTCCTAATATCGGGCGTTGTTTTGGGCGGTCGCTTCTTTCCAGATCTTTTAAGGAAGTAACGATCGTTCCATAATTTAACGACATACAATTTATACACCCTCCTGGTCGAACAATTCAAGCTGATTAATACGCATCATTTCCAGTTCCAGTTGCTGCTTGACCTTGCACCAGGTAGCCGGGGTCAAGTCAAGTTTCCGGATAGTGTGATACGCGATATTTAAATTTATTTTATATTGTGTCTCGTCTACAATTTTATCTATTTCTGACATAATGGTGCGCTCCTGTATTTTATTTAATGAGTAGTTATTATATTTTATTGTTTATTTAATTGCAAGCAATTATTTATTTATTTTTGCTCCTGTTAGTCGCTTGTGGACTGACGTGTGTCAGTCCGGACAGTTACATCAAGAAGGGTACTGTCCTGAGCGATTCTTCCTACTCGAATTGCGAGCAATTCTGCGTGGGAAAATCGACTTTATTTTATGGCGGGCGAGGGCGCCGCCTGGTTATCGACGCTAAAGCGGCTCCCTTTGGGAGCCGCACGCGTCCAACATTCCCCTTCGGGGATTTGTCTCCAAGGAGAGATTTACTCCTCCTGGGGGATTTCTTGAGGCGTTGCCTCTTGTTTTGCCGCTGGTGATGGTGTGGGCTCGGTTACCCGCTTCGCTAGGCCGAGCTTCACCATTTCATCGGCATTGTTTTCGTCATGGACGAAGTCTAGAAATTCCCCAGGGTCGTTGTTGAATCTTTTACGGAGAGACGATGGCATCTCTCCGAAGAGTTCGTTAGATTTGGCTAAGTATTCCATAGCCTCATGGAAATCCATTTCAGGAGCTTCCATATATTCCGCCTGGTTCTCATTCACGAATGAGACCAGACCGGTTTTTTGATATTTCGACATGATGAAGTTGATATCACTTTCCTGTTTCATGTCGGATTTGGTTAATCCCGGACCTGTGTTTACTACAGGCCGGGGATGGTCTTCAGGGGTACGTTGATTTGGCATTTTCCTATCTCCATTGTCGATTATTCCAATAAGTTTTATTACGTAGTTGTTCGCGAATTTGGTTATCAATTTCTCGCATTTCCTCTTCAGTTATCGTACCGGGCCGTTCCGGTCCCGATTTATTTCTATCTCTAGTGGTATTTGGGGTTTGCTGGTGTTTTTTTTTTCGTCTTTACCTGGTGGAGCCGAATCGAGGGCGCCTTTTAGGGCATCACCAATAGGTGACTTAGCGTCATTTTTAATGAAGTTTTCCCAGTAGGCTTTTAATGCCGCCATACCGATGGGTCCCATACCGTTTAGTTTTTCACCAGCAACAACCCATGGTTCCTCAGAATAGAGTTTAGCTTCAGCGCCAGATTTTACAGCCTCATTTTGTGTGAGCTGAGCTTGCGCCGCTACTTGCTTTGCGCTGTTTGCCTGGTGTGCTCCCTGTGTGGCCGCTAGGCCGATATTAGGCGTCTGGTAACCAGCGCCTTGTGGTGTAGATGCACCTCCTAGTTTAGCGGCAAGAATAGGATTTAATTCTGCTTTTCGCAGGTCCTTCATCTGCCGCTGGAATGCAGTGTTAGACATACGCTGCTGAAAATCCATCTGCTCCTTTGCGGAGTTACGATTTTCCTTTGCAGCGAAGAATGCGCCGGCAGCGCCAAGGGCGCCGCCGATCGCTGAACCCCATCCGAAAGACATCAGAAGTGGTCTATCATGCCAGGTACACCGTACAACGGCATAGGTCTGACACATTTGAGTTTAAAGTATGAATCGAATATGAAATCCGGTTCGGTTGCGCCTGCTATGAGTACGCGTTCCATAGGTGGATTGTCAGTTATAAACGCGTCAGACAGTGTCGGCAGTGAAGCAAATTCTTGCGATAGATGCCAGGAATCGAGAGTTCCAGTGTAGTTAGATCGGAATGCACCGGTAATGATACTAGGTTTGTATCTGTATTCGGC